GGTCCACCAAACTCCATAATAGTTAATAGAGATTGTGGTACTCCATAACAAGCCATTACAGCTTTTAAAGAACGAGCCGTACCTTTATGTTTTAATAAATAAGGTAAGTTGTTTAATATTCTTCTCCAAACTTCTTCGTTTGCAGATTTTAAACTTGTACCATATTTTTCAGTTCCATCTTTGTTTTGTCCAAATGCATACTCCCATAGGAATTGAGAATCGTATGCACGTTTCCCCTCCCATCCCATTGATTCCAACATTTGGAATACCAATTCATCTGAGAATCCATTTGAAGTGGCTTGGTTAAGATTTTTTAATTGTTTTAATGAATTTATGTATGCCCAAATGATATCAAAGTGCTGTCCAATCATATCTAAGAATAACATATATTCTTCATTGTCATAATCCTCTTTGATAAATCTAGGAAGATTATTATTTAGATAGTTTGGATTATACTTATCATAATCATCAGCCACACTTATAATAGTATCATACCAATCAATTGCCGTATTACTTGTAGTTGCTACAATTGTATTAGAAACTTTTGGATATGCTAAAGAATTTGTTGATGTATATAAGAATGTTTCAAATCCATCAAATGAACCAATTAAATTATTAATATTATCTAATTGTTTATTTGCTTCAATTTGAGATAGAATATTGTAAGAAGGAGTTTCGTACTCTAAAAATAAATCATTTTCGGTTAATAAATAATAATCATTCTCCGTTGTTAAATAAGTTAATACAACATTTTGAGAAGAAACTGAGTTATAGGTTGTTTGGTATGTTTCTAATAATTGAATCTTATACCAAAAGTTTTTAACTCTTTCAGCAGATGAACCAAAATGTACATAGTTATCAAAGGTATATGTTGAACCAGATACATATTCAATATTTAATTGAGATGTATCAATATCATTATTTGTTATATACTTTTGTATTAATGATGTTGATGTAGTTGAACCACTTGCAATCAAATCAGCAAAGATTTGCATTCCAGTTCCATTATCAGTTTCTAATGTAAAATTAGGTCCTTTTAATGGTTGACATAAACTATCTAATTTACCAACCAATGTAACCATTTCAATCATTGGTTCCGTTTGTGCCTTTGTTATCCAAACTTTTTGGTTTGGTTGCACAGACGTTGGTAATGGTTCGTATAATTTAAGGATTAATGAATCCTCAGTTGGAGATAATACTACTTTATCAATATTACTCTCATCTAATCCAGTCCAAGTTGTAATTACTTTGTTATCACCATTACCTAAATGTAATAAGTGAGTTAAGAATTTAGATTCATCAAATATTTTTCTATCGAACTGAGCAACAAATCCTTCAACAATTCTATTGATTGCTAAATCTCTTGGTATCTCTAAGTCACCCTTATCAAATAGGATAGGAATAAATTCAATAGGCCCCGTTACAACTTCTTTACCTGCAGTATTATATGGTATTAATTTAAGAGGAATTGTTACTTTATCAGTAGTAGATTGGTTTATATTAACCATATCTCCATTTCTTCTAAAATCAGATTGAGCTATGCCATCTTCCAAATTAACTGAAATTTCTTTTTTAGTTAATTTAGTACTAATTGGAGTAGCCGTTTCAAAAACACTAGCTGGGTATTTCTCAACTAATTGTTTTACATTAAATGTTTGCGTACCCTTTGGTGAAACTTGAATATAATCAGTTGAATTACCAACATATATTCTAACATATGTAGTATCAACAGAATTCCAACTAATATCAAAGTTTACATCATACCCAATAAAATCAGCACCTCTAACTACTTTAGGATAACTAATTTCTCTAATATCAGGCACATTTACAAATACATCATCAACTACATTAATGAAAATATCTAAACCAAATTCAGATACATTTATTGATTCTTGAGTAGGTTGATTTGTAACAATACTTTGAGCTACAGTTATTGGAGCTGGTTTGATTTGTTCCCTTATAGGATTATTTGTAAGTAATCCAATTTCATTTTTAGGTGTTGTTGGAAATGTAATTGGTGTTATTGGAATTGTTATAGGTGGTTGTGATACAATTGTCGCACCTCCACCGCCGCCTCCTCCTCCATAATTTGGAAAATTAAAGCCACCGCCTCCACCACCATCATTGATGAATGAAAATCCACCCTCTGTGTTGGAACCTAAATCCGTTTGTAGTGCTCTTATCATATCTTATAAATATCCAATTTATAATTCTTATTTGTCTTATTTACCACTTATCTAAAGTTTTGTTCCCTATTTCTACTAGGTCCTCCACCTCCACCATAAGGTGAACCACCTCCACCTGATGATGGTTTTGGTGTTACTGTAACTGGTTTTGGTGTTCCTATTGATGGAGTTCCTCCACCAGCATAAGGATTAGATACTACCTTTGGTGGTGTTGATACTACTACCTCAGTAAGAACTTCACGAGATGGTCCTCCACCTCCACTATATGGATTTGTTGTTATTTTTATAGGTGCTTCAACCGGTCTTACTTCATTTTCATAATCACTTAATGAAAATGGAAAAATCTTAGCACCATATTTACCAATATTTTTAAATACAGAATGTGGTATTGTTATTCCAGCTACATCACCATCCTGTAAATCATCAAACTCCAATATATCTTGTCCAATAATAACAGTAACAGCTTTAACATCTGCGTTTTTTAAAAATCCAATAGGTACACCTAACTTAGAATTTATGTTATATATTATTGATTGCTTTTTTAATAATGTTATTTGTGGGTTTAATGCAGGTCTAGGTGCTTTAACCAACTCAGTTGTAATTGTTATTGATGCGTTATTATTTAATGTTATATTATAACTTAAACTTTCATTTGGCGCTGCTGATATTGGTGGTCTTGTATTTGATTGTATTTGTGTTATTCTGTATAGTGAAGTATTTGCGGATTCTACTTTAAATGTAGTTCCACTAATATCAGAATATGGAGTTGAACCATTATCAGGAAAAAACTCAACACTTCCATTTTTTACAACCCTAACCGAATTACCAGCACCACTTACGTTTACAGTAAAATTATATAAAGCGGTATCATTTTCAACTGATTGTTGGGTTAAATTAAAATTTAAATTTGAAACAACAGATGAAACAGCGGCTGTTGTATTTGTTGATTGTTCCACATCATTTATATAATGCTTTACTTTCATTTGAGTTGATGTAATTCCCAATGTACCCAATGATGATAAATCAGGTAAATTAAATATATTAAGGAATGGTCTATTAATAATAGTTGCACCATTTGGATTTTCTAATGAAATTACATATTTATCACTACTGGTGTATCCTTGTTTTTCTATTGTTATTACCTTATCACCATTTTTTAATTCTTCTTTACTAAAAGTTAAATTTTCTGATGTTGTTTTTGATGAATTTATACCATTAATATAAATACTTGCACCAGCTATGTTTGATGTTATTTGAAATGTTCTATTAGATGGTGTTGCTATAATTGTTGGCGTAGGTACAGCTATTGGTGTTGGTGTAATAAAAGTACTACCACCACCGCCGCCACCGCCGCCACCACCAAAAGATAAGTTTGAACCGAAATTACCAAATTGGTTTTCGCCAAACCCATTACCAAAGGAGTTTAAATTAAAATCATCATATTGTAATGCTTGTATCATATCTTATAAATATCAAATTTAAGAATCTCTACTAATTCCACCACCACCTCCATATCCACCACCGCTAGTTTCGGTTGGTGTTGGTGTTATTTGGCTTGGGGTTGGTATTGTTACTGGGTCAGGAGACACTACCGTTGATTTAACTGGGTTAGGTGTTGAAAATACAGGTATAGGAATTCCAACAGGTATAGCATCTTGAATACTAACATCTCGTGTTGGATTACTAACTTCAGTTTTTTGTTTGGTTACCATTACCACAGCAGGTTTAGCTCCAATCATAACATCCGATTCTCTTCTTTGTAATACAACACCAACATCATCTTTACTTTCATCAAAGCCAGCATCGATTTCAGTTTTTGTTTGTATCGTTCTCATTGGTAAATAAACTTGTACAATTTCTATTAAGATTATTTGTGCTATTTTAAACACATCTTCTCTGGATAATTGTAGTGGTAAACTTATCGATTTTTTATTTCCATAATTTGCCGATTTAATTGATGACTCTCTACCAGCAAATTCATATTTAACTGCTTCAACAAATTTAGTATGTATTTTAGTAGCTAATGTATCCAATCCAGCTATACCAAATTCAGCAACTAATTTATTATACCATTGTTGACTATAAGTTCTTTTAATAAAATCATCAACTATTGATGGATTTATTGATTCCAAAAAAGTTGGAACATATGGAATAACATCATCTTTAAAATCTCCACCATTAATTAATATATTAAATCTCTGAAGTAAATCAGTTTTTTTAGATACATCATTTATTAATGGTAATAGTTTAACTTCAGTTCTGGATGGTGATATTTGCTTAATCCACATTTTTTCATTTGGTGATTCAAACCCAACTCGTTTATTTAATAAAGTTATTTGAGTTTTAAATATACCATTATCATAACCACTTTCTTTTAACAATCTTTCTATATCAATAAAGTATTCTTTTGGGAATTGCAATGCTTGAAATAATGTGTTATCTGCAATTAAAAAGTAATCACTAATATTTTGTGAGTTTAATGGGACATACCTAACTAATTCACCAAATTCACCCTGTGGTAATTGTGTATCGTTAACATCATAGATGATAAATTCAATCATATCCGAATCAGAAAAACCAAAGAATGATTGAAGAGTTCCCTGTTCAAAAATTGCTCGGTCTTTAGCACTAATTCTAAATGCTTGATTATCAATTATTTGTTTAAATGTTTGTATTGCCATTTTTATATTTTATATTATGTAGCCCTTCTACGTCTTGCTTGCCAATAATGTGTGTTTAATGTAAGTGTACCTTTTGAATTAGCATCTTTTAAAACTACTTTACCATCAAATGTACCTTCATTATCATATTTACCACCTCTTCTAGAAACTACTATGGCTACTTTACCAGGTGTACTACCACCATCAGTTGATTTTGGTATTGTTATTTTACCACCAACAACATTACTAAAATCAAATGCATTATTTCCTTGTTCTGATACTGTTAATACCGCATCAATATCACCCACATTATACAAATCAAATCCATTTCCAATAAGAAATCCCCTAGCATCTTTTTTTCTATCATCATACCAAATCTGGAAACCTTCATTAAACTTATCTGCAATTTGTACTTGTATAACTTTATATCCGATTTTTTCCGATATTGCGTATTGGTTTGGTAATCCATTTATAAAATCTAATAAACTAGCTTTCTTAGCAGCATCAGTTGCTAACTCTTGTTGCTCTTTAAGTTTTCTTTCAAGTTTAAATGCTTCCTGCAATGCCTCAACCCTAGCTTCTAAGGATACCCTTTGTATTGCTTCATTTAATGAATTAACAATTGCGTTTTGTAAATCAATTGTAGTTGTTGCTATTTGTGAGTTAGCAACTGTAGATTGATTTTCAGCAATACTAGCTTTAAGCTTTTCACCATCAACTTCAACTCTCAAACTTTGTGTTACAATTTCAAGACCACTAACCTTAGAACGTAAATCTGATACTGTCCTAGTTAAATCCTTTACCTGAAGTGTTAAATCAAATACACTTTGAGTTGCTTCATTATATATAGGTCTAGCTACACCATCAAATGGTTGAACACGTCTTTGTGGTATTAATTCAAATATAGTTGTATCAACTGCTTTAGTTAACTCATCTATATTATAGTTAGGTTTAACCAATTTACCAGAAATAATACCATCTGCCAAATCTGATTCTTGAAACAAACGGACACCAGCTGCGTTCTTCTCATTTAATGCTTGAGAACCACTAACTATTATTCTACCAACTTGTTGTTCGTTTTTTAAACCGGAATCTTTCATAATTATGCTATAACACTAAATGTATAATCTTCATCAAAAAATTGAGGTGTTCCATCAACCACAACTTTAATTTCTATTTTATATACTCTGTCAACTTCCCAATTAGATAAATTTAATTTAAAGAAGTTTCCATCCGTATCACAACTTACTTTAGTAAATTCACCAAATGGTACAATTACATCACCACTGTGGTAATCTGATATTTGGTAATACGTTTGTTCATTTAAGAACTTTGATGTTGAGTATTGAGCGGTTGAACTAAATGTTTTAATTGGATATAATTCTCTACCAACTACTCTTATTTTAGGAGTTGTATTTACTTTATATTCCTTTTTAAAATTTCTTAATCCAACTTTTATTTCTTCTGCTACCAATTCAGTCATTGAACCAGTTACAAAAGTTGTATCATCCCAACCAATTCTAATTTTTGGTTGATGTATTGTTTTTGTTTCTTTACTAAAGAATTTTAAAATACCATAATCAGATGTATTATATTCATTTGCAAATGGTAGTTTTAAAATAAGACCATCATTTGGAATTGAACCACTAATCCAATCTTGCATAATATCGTTGATATCCATATTGACATCAGTTGTACGATATTCAAAATCTTGCGTAGCAAATACATTTGAATAAAATGTACCACCTAAACCAGCATAAGAACCAGTAGATACTTCAGAAAATTCTGCGGTTTGTAACCAACGTAATACTGAATCTCCCTCTCTATTGTTCCAAGTTACCCCAGCGGTTGTGATATCATCAAATCGAGTACCCTTGCCCATTTCCCAACTTTGTGAGATTGGATATGCCTCCAATGTAAATTCCAATGGTAGTTCCTCAGAATCAGTTTCTCTCAAAACTAACTCAGCAGAACTCATTGTTACATCACCACTAGCTATACTAGCTGAGAGTGGCTCTATATCGAATTTAAGGAGTGCTCTTGATATATCTTTTATGTTACCATAAAATACCTTACTCACTTCCAATACTTCATCTAAACCAGTGTTTTGGTCTGGTTGTTGTAAGTACACCGATGCATCTTTTGATGCTGTTAAAAAGTATATCATTATTTAGCTCTTCCTTTTATATCCACGTCCGGAAACTTAACTTCAAAAACCGATGGGTCCAATGATGGATAAATTACTTTATCTTTAGTTGCCGCCATTATATTATATGAATTAGCAGAATATTGTCCACCACATTTATTTACAATTTCCATTTTTGGTACTGAACTTACCCCATCCACATTAGCTACTATTAATTCCAATTCACTTAAGTTGATAGTATTATTAAATGTCCAATTATCAATATTAAAATAATCTTTTAATTCTTGAATACAATTAGATAGTACTTCACTATTGTTGTAATTTCTAAGTGTAATAATTTCAAAATTAATTCCAATGTTTATAATATATCCATTTGATATATTTACACCATCGGTAAGAATTTTATATTCTGTTAAATATGTTTTTAAGTTTTCCTTAACTGCTCTATTCAGTTCCGAAAGTTTACCATCTGCATCATATCCTAATAAATAAAGATTGATTGCGAATGGGTTATTTTTTTCATTATCATTTGAAGTTTTACCAACTAAGAAATCTCTAATTTCAGTTTGTACACTTCTCCTATCAGGTTCTTCATTATCCGGCTTATTAACAAAACTCATTACCAAATCAGTAAACTCATTTAGAGCCGATGGTGATGATAATATTGCTGATGGGGAGTTGTTATCCAATGTACCATCTGCCGTAGCGTATGCCTTTGCAATACCCCCAAATTTGGATGGCATTGCCAATACTCTAATTTGATAATCTTTAGCAGTTACTGCTCTATTTTGTGAACCAAAGTTTGCTAATGCATTTTGTCTAATCTCTTCAATTGCTTCACCATCTCTACCACCAGTTGCAGGTACTTCATTATCAACGGCAATTGATGCTTTTGTTGTATTATAAATTGCACGTTCCGTATCAGTAAATAATTGTGTATCTTCTTCAAATTGAATACCAGTAATTCTAGTAAGTGTACCTTTACCAACATTTGATGAAACACCACCACCAACTAAATACTTAAGAGTTATAGTTGTATTTGATGGTGAAGTACCATAAGTTTTAGTATGTAAGAAATTGGTTGGGTCAAATGATGCTTCCAATCTATTGATTGAATTTGGTAAACCTAATCCAACATTTTTTAAATTTGGAATTAAAGTTTCATCATTTGCAGTTGGGTCACCAGCACCAAATTGAACAGTAGTTGTACTATCTGAATTTACTTTCTTTACAAAACGTTTTGGTGTTTTTATTGTTTTAAGAATGTAAGGTACTGTTGTTTTAAATTGATATAAGTCCGGGTCATTATTTTCAGTATTTGGGTAATCCACAAATACCATTTCTTGTCCTAAATATGGAACCTCATAATATTTGTTTCCGTTTAAATCTCTTACATCATAAATATCAATTACATTAGTATCAGCAATATCAATTTTTTGAAATGCTTCATATGAACCAAAATCAAAATCTTGCGTTTTTATTTCAGCTGAAATTGCGTTTACATATTTCTTAACTAAATAAAATGATGGTTCACCAGAAATGGCATCCCTTTCATATAAAGTTAGTTCTCTATCAGTTGAATCGGTAAAATCTATAACATTTTGAGTAATGAATTTAATACCACTTGCTGATTCAACCTGCATACCCTCTTTAATCCTAAGTAAAAACTTAGTATCAATTGTATTATTAACACCAGTACCAATAGCTGGTACTAATTGGTAAACCGATAATGTTGTAATTGCAGGTGATGTTACTTTTGGAGTGTATCCTAAATATTGTGATAATGCAATAACATTTTCAATATCTTCCGCATGAACCATTAATGATTCCTTTAACGTATCATCAATGTAATATGAAAGTGAATCACCTATATACGATGCCATTTCAATGAACATCATACCAGGAGATGATTCATTAAAATCAGAATATGTTTTAGGGAAATAAGTTTTACTAAACTCTATTAAATTATTTCTAAAGTCCGTAAAATCTTTATTAAGGTATTTTATATCCTTACCCTTATTCTTAAAATTCTTATTTGTTTTAGTTATTGCCATATTATATTATCCTTGTACATTAAATGTTACTTCATTTAAATCTACACTACCATTAACTTGAAACTTTAGTGAAATATTTATTTGATTCCTATCTTTTAATGCATCTGTTTGTTCAACTACTATATCAGCTATTGTAACATAAGGTAGCCATTGTTCAAATGCCTCATTTATAGCATCCTCAATTTTGCCCTCAATATCATCATTATTAAAATCAAATAGTATTTCATGTAATCCACTACCAAATTCAGGTTGTAAAATTCTTTCACCTCTTTGTGTTAATAATAAATTTTTTATGTTTGACTTTATTTGGTCGGTTGTATTATATGTTTGAGTGAATCCATTTCCTCCAATTTGAAGAGGCAAAGATATACCTATCGCATAATCATTGTACGTTTGGGTATCTTTTACTATCTTTGAACCTAATTCAATTGCCATATCTTATAATTACATTCCAGGTCTCCAACCACCTTTTGATTTATCAAATGCTTTAACTAATGCTGAGTTATCTCTATTAAGAATTCTATCCAATCCAGCTAATCCAGTTGTTATACCCAATCCAGCTTTAGATGGACCTGAGCTCATATCACCATATCCCATTTTTTCTGCTATATTTTGTGCACCCATTGTATGAACATCTGATGTATTAAAATTTAATGTTTTATATTCATCTCCCATTGGAGCCCCAGCGTATGGTGATTCCGTATGTTGTGTTCCATTAAATGGCTGTGTTTGGTTTAACACTTCATTCAATAAAGGATTTTTACTTAACATTCTAGTTGGTTGTGGAGTATGTTGAATACCCTCACTAACCTCATTATCCATAAATGTTGGTTGAGCAGGTTTTTTAGTTAGAGCTCCTCTTAATTGAGAATTCTCTCTTAATAACTTTTTCATTTCAGCCTTTACACCTTCTTTAACTAAGGTTGGTAATACGGCTTTTATTTCATCTTTAACAATAATTTGTATTGCTTTTACTAATTTATCAGTATCCATACTTGTTTAGTTTTTATTCCCTTCACTATAAATATCTTATTATAATTTTTTGGTTATTGAAGTGATAGGTACGTTATGTTCTATTTTTTTACACAAGGAGGTGGTATAACAAACCCATCATATTTTTTTGGTGCTTTTGAAAATACACCACATCCATTTCTATTAAATCCACCACCACCAGTGTTTCCTTCTATTGTTGTTATTGAACCATTTGGTAAAACCGCTGATACAATTCCAATATGATGTGCATGTCCTGTCTTATCTGAATATATTACAGCTGCTCCTAATACTGGTTTAGATGACCAATATCCTTTTGATTTTGCCCAAGATTTCCAACTTGCACAAGCTGCTGCTCCGGGTGGAGTTGGTAAACCGGCTTCTTTCCACCAAGTAGTTACAGCACCCGCACACCAATAATAACCAGAACCAGATGATTTAACTTTCGCTTGATTATTTAATCCAGCAAATCCAATCATAGCATCAATTCTACCTGCTTTTGGTAATTGCCTACCTCCAGTAAAACCACCATAGTTTTTACCAGGTGGAGTACCAGTTTCTAATATACCAATATCCTTTTTGGCCGCATTAACTACCTTAGCCCCAGCAGGACATTTAGCATCAGTTATTTCAGCCAATGCATCAACTTCCTCTTCAGTTAAATCAACATCAGCTGCGTTTTGTTCACCTGCTTCTAATTCTTCTTCTTTTAATGTAGCATATTCTGCAGCTGGTTCCCTTTCTTCTAATGAAAGTGTTTCATCATTAGCTTCTATTTCAGCTTCAGCTTTTTCAGCTTGAAATGATTCAATTTGCTCAGGTGATAATGTTGTATCAGCTGCATTTTCAACCTTTGCTAATGCTACGGCAGCTGCTGCAGCTATAGCGGGTACTGATACCGATGGTGAAGATGGTGGTACCATATATCCAGTCCAAGGTAAAATACCCGGAGCTGGTAATGGTGATGGTACGGCTGGGTATAATGATGTAGTTTGTACAACTCCAGATACCGTTGTTAAATGAATCGTTGCTGCCAAAATGAATTGGTCAACAATTAATCCAGTATTATCATTTGGTGGTATTGGTGGTTGTGGAGTCCAAACTCCAGGGTTTACAACCAAATTAGATATAACCGCAACGTTTTGAACCGAACCGGGTGCAGGTATCATTGGTATTGGATAATTGTTCATAATCCCACCGGCCCAATAAGCTTGTACACCTTTTCCAAATTCACTAACTAAACTAAAAGCAGGTGAGTTAGATGCTTGTCCTTGATATAATGAAATTTTAAATAAATTTTCCATTACAGATGTATTTCCATTTTGAAGAGAAACCATATGAAGTAAATCCTTACCTGCTTTTATGGCTTTATCATACTCAGTTGCCCATAGGTTCGCTACAAAGTCAATATCCTCTATATTCTCAGGTGAATTTGCTTTATTTAATATGTTTGATTTAAAAGTTGCCCAAGACATTTATGATGTTTTATTTAGAGTACTTAAAAATTCTTTAAGTCTTGATTTAATAGAGTTAAAATCTGCAATATTTGTTGGGCCTGTTGCTGATGGGCCTGATGGTGTTAAATATATTTGTGCTACAATAGCATCAATTAATTCTTCCATTAATCCCAATAGAGTTTCTCCTCTAACTAATGATTCCAAATCAACATTACCAATATTAACTTTACCATTATTAGTATTTAAGTTTATATCCTTATCGTTTGTTAAAACGTTAATATTATCACCAACACTTACTTCAATCCCAAGCTTATTATCAATTGATAATGTACCATCTGAAATAAAACCATAATTTTTCTTAGAATAGAAAATCATTTCAGATGTCTTTGCTGAAAATATTAATCTATCAGAATTTATTAGGATTTGATTTCCTTTTAAATCAGATGGGTAACTTTTAAATGCCGATGGTTTGGTTTCAAAATCAGATGTACCAGAATCAGAAACAGTACCAGGTTGAAATGGTAATTGATATTCGTTACTACCAAATACAATTACACTACCATCTCTATTTACATCCTCTTCAGTTGATTTAGTATTATCCTCTTTTAAACTTATTGAGTTTTCAATATTTCTAATAGTAATTGTTGGTGAGAATGAATTATCAGGATTGTTATATCCAGAAAATCTAATTGATTGTCCGAAACGGCTTTCAATTGTAGTATCACCCTCATATAACTTTAATTTATGCAAATTACCATTTGCTTTAAAGTATTTACCATATCCATCTAATTCTTCAGATTCAGCATTACTTCTAACTATCCCAGTTGATTGAACTTTTCCATAACTAGCACTTTTATTTACAGAACTTTTATCAGTTGGTTTTGCTGATTTTATTGTAGTCTCTTCCGAATTTATATTTGGTGTAGCCGATTTACCAATACGTTCATAATACGTTGCACCACCAGCTCCACTTACAATGTTTACAACTTCATTTATAGTTGGTAATGAATTATAATTTAGATTTTTTGGAAAAGCAACAGACTCAGCAGTTCCTTTATTACTACCACCTTGTGATTTATATTGAATTGCGCCTATATAAATAGCTTTATCACCATTTGGAATTTCTAAATCAGTTAATACAGAATCATCTGAATTTAAAATTACATGATATACTATACCCGTTGTAGATGTGGGTGCTCCACCCTTACCACCACTTTGATTTGCTCTAACTGATGAATTTCTATCAAACATACTACTTTTGTATTTTTTGTTTTAACTCTTCTACATCATTCTGAATAGAATCAATACGTTCTACTTCCTCTTGCACTTCTTCAATCTCTGCTAACAATTGTTCTCTTTCGGCTGCTGATAAGAATCCATCCTCACCATCATTCTTTTGATTTGCCAACATTATACGTTGTGCTATTGTTGCTAATTTAATTAATTGGTCATCATTTCTAACGGATGAATCAATTAAATCTTTTAAGATTGGACCAACTACCGCCATATCACCAGCGTGTCTAATCGTTTTCCTCATTTCAGCAATAAGTTCTGAAATATGTTTCTTTTTGGTGATTTGGTTCGTGTAAATATCCTCAAATAACCCACTTAGGTTCTTTCCAGGAAATAATTCAAAATCTATTGACATACTTTATTGGTATATATTGTTTATATATATAAATATCAATAAAGTAAAAAGTGATTTTAATTTGAAAGTTTAGTAACTACAATTTTGATTTTAGGAGTATATCCGTTTGGTAGGTCTCTTTTAATTCCCTCAAACGATTCTATTTGATTTTCTCTAAAAGTTAGCTTTAAAACTTTGTTTGTTAAATCTAAAAGTAATTGTGATGATGTAACCATTTTATTGGTATCTCTCATCATATTTAGATTAGAAGAATGTTTGTATAATTTTTTTCTCATCAATGGTAAGATATCATCTACCTTTTCAGCACGAGTCATCATTTTTTCAGCTGACATTTTCCTTAATTTTGATGATAAGTAATCAGGCCCTTCTATATATCCAGCCCCATGATGTAAGTGTCCGTGATTTGTTCTAACTACATCTCCATCAGTATGCAATTCAAACTTAGGATTATGCTTTGATGTTGTTTCAATTGATATCATTTTATGTGGAGTAGATATAAAGGTATGTCCTTTAATTCCACCATCAAATGTTATAGCTGAATTTACTACATCTTTAATGGTTTTCTTAGATAATGCGGTACGAATCTTATTACCATCTTTAGAAGGTTTACCACCTTTTTTAACGATTTTCTTTTCGTTCTCATCATACCCAACCATAAGTGCAGTATTAACTAAACCAATACCATACTCATTTAGGCCTTCAGACCAATCGGTAACAGTATCTCTTAGATATGCAACCTCAACACCATTGATAACAGTGTGAACTATCTCTAATGAGGGTTTATAAGCCCTATCTCTATTTTTGGCTAATATTTTAGAACCATCGATAGACTTACTAACAATTATACACATATGAGTTTTCCCAATTGGATGGGAGCCGTTTTAATTACTGATATAAATATCTAATTTAAAAATAAATTATCTACCCTGTCCCCTATAAGATTTCTTATAATGCTTAGAGGTTTTTGAATTAGATGTTCTTGTTTTAGAATGAATACCCGGATTTGATACTTTTTTCTTTACTCTAATTGTAGTGCTTGTTGAACTTGCTTTTGCCATAATATATTGAGGTTAATTTTTTATAAATATATGTATAAATTTGAAACATCAACTTGACAAAAAAAAAGTGATAATTTCTTATCACTTTATAAATTTATTTGTAATGTAACATATTAGTATGCGAAAAAGTCCATTTCATCTGCTTTTGAAACTGTACCATAATCCAAATATTCATTTAACATTCTTATTTGATGTTCCTTCATTACATTAACAACCTTTGTAATATAATGCGTTTTACAATCTGTCATTTCTCTTATTAAGAGATATAAATGTTTTTTGTTAAAATTTTCAATATTTTGACTTCTACGGAACAATTCTAATATTGCATCTGCAATTTGAATATCTCTTTTCTTAGTGAATACATTAGTTAAATTAGTATCCCAATAATTAAGCATTAAATCTTTAAATTCATTATACTCATCACCTCTTTGAGTTTCGTAAAAATCATTTTCAGGATTCCAACTTTCAGGCATTTCTGATAATAATGATGTTTTCTTAAATCGTTTGTAATTTGAATTATTATTTAATATTAAATAATTTTTAGCAACAATAGAAAAATATGAGAATGCTTTTCCCCTACCTTCTTTAAACATATGAATTTTTTGAATTAGAATCGCAACAACTTCACATTGTACATCTTCTTTAGGTACATCAAAATATGTAAACTTAAATGTGTTTAAAATATTCTCTGCTAATTTTTCAAAGGGATATTGTATCCTATCTTTATATAATTGATTTTTTTCCCTATCGGAAATTGATTTATTATACGCAACGATAGCATCTTCGGTATCTTGCGTAAAATACATTTTATTTTTTCTTGGTCTTGGCATTTCTATAAAGTGTTTTTATATTTTTCAATAATATCCTTTAGCTCAGTAAATACCGTGCCAACTTCATCATCTGATTCAAATGAACCCCTTAAATCAATTGCTCTCATATCTTCCAACATGGTTTCAAATTTTTCTAATGTATATTCATTTAATTCATAATAATCCGTTTGCGCCTGTTCAATTTGACTTACTAATTCTATTCCCCTAAGAATCAGTACCACATTTACAACTAATGATAATAACAGTAAAGTAAATAAGATTGCTTCCATATATTTTATATTTTAGTAAAGATACAAAAAATAATTGATATATCCAAATTTATTTTAAGCCTCTCCGATTGGGCCGTTGAATAAATTAGAATAATCTATATCATTTCTTTCTATTGTTTTTAATTGATTTTGTAATTTTTGTATTTTAGCCAAAACAACTTTATCAAATTTATCTTTATCAATTACATCATTTTCAAATAATTCTTCTAATAAAGTATCTAATATAACTTCTAATGTTATTACTTTACTTATCAATAATTCTTCCATATTAAAATGTTAATGAACCAGTTAATTGTCCAATTGATTTAATAAATTGCTTAAACTCTCTATCCGATTCAGATTCATAATCCGTATCTCCAAATGATTTTTTAATTGTATAATCGGTATATCCCATAGCTGATGCCATTCGTACACACATAATTTTAAATTCAAAAATATTCATATCATCGGGTACATCAAATGATATGTTCTTTGCTTCTCTATTTAAAGGTTCTTCGGATTTGTATGATAATATTGCCATAACTATACTAATTGATAACCCTTAGATATTAAAGATTGTGCGTTTTTAAATTTAATAAACGCCATATCACCATTCGGCCCCTGTAACATTACTTTATCATTTCTACCAGGTTGTTTGGTTGAAATTACTTGGGTTGTATATCTACGAAGTTCTGAATTAATATCAATTCCATCAATAGCATCAATTAATCGTTGAGCTAATATACATTCAAATAAACCCATATCTTCCATAAGGTCTTGTTCGGTTTTCCAAGTTTCCTTATCTGCTGAAAATTCAACTATACCCAAATTATCCGTATTAACTTTAAATGATGTATGTCTAATTGTTTTTCTTGTTTTTTCTTTGTTACTATCTTTTTCAAAGTACAAAACTAATTTATCAGATTTTTCAGTAACTGTTGGATTTACCAATGTTAATGGTGCATCTTCAACTAACCTTAATGTAATAATTCTTTTGTCCATATCCACATCATGTGATGTAAATGAAATACCTTTTAATTTTGATATCTTATTATTATAATCACTTAGTTCATCATTTGTAACTGGTGATTGTTTAATCAATTTTACTTTCATAATATTCTTTAATTTTATTTTCTAAATACTCAATTGAATCAGAATTTCCTATAAATCCCATATACTTTATATAGTAACGAATATTAGTTGGATTTGTTTCTAACTCTTTTTTTAATACATCTAACTCAGGTAAATATTTTGTTATATATGTCATAGTAAATCCTCCGGACTTTGTCTATAAATTCTATATGAATCTTCATCAAAATGTTCTGTTGATACTTCAAATATAATTGAGTTATCTTCTAATGCGATTAACTGATGAGGTAAACCCCGTTCAATTAAAACTGATTGACCCCTCTCTAATGTAGTACCTTCTAATTTCCCATTTTCAACATCAATCCAATTAAATTGGAATCTTCCTTCTTGAACATACCAACTTTCTTTTTTAATCAAATGGTAATGCATAGAAAACCTATTTCTATCTTTTGTAAACACTAATAGTTTACCACAATATTCATTGTCATTATGAACCCATAGTTCATAACCCCATTTCTTTTCTACTCTTTTTGGAGTATTGATGTTTACTTTTATTTCCATTAACTATAACTGTCTACTTTTAATAATCCACTATACTCACATATATGCTCTTTACCAATGAATGGTAGTATTGCTAATTCTTTTGCTTTTGCCTCAACCATAATGTCCACATCGTACCCATATGTGTTGGGGATTCTATTAATGTAATCGGAATGGGCTTGGTCTTTGATTTTTGTGTTGTTTTCATGTAATGATTTTGATTCTGAATAATGTACAACCGGCGTAATTGATTTAGGCCAAGTTGATACGGCTAATTTTAATGCCATTTCCTCTGATAAATCACCAGTACAAAATTTGTGGTGGTGATAATCAAATACAATTGGAATACCAATTATATTATGTATGAACATTAAATCTTTAACTGAGTACATTGATGCTTTATCATCATTCTCAATTGTAAGTCTTTTTCTAACCGATGGTGATAATCGTTTGAAGTTTTCACAAAATCGCATCATAGCAGAAATCTTATCACCATACACACCATTACAATGTATGTTAATTTTATTATATGGAGATTTTTCCAATCCCATCATATCAAATACTTTACCATGTAGTTCTAAATCAGCAATTGTTTTAAGTACAACTGATTCATTAGGTGAAACTAATACGTTAAATGGACCAGGATGGGATGTAATACGAATACCCCAAAACTTAGCAAAATCACCTGCTTTTTTTAATTCACGCTTAATCTCTTTGTAATCTTTTAACTGAGTTAAATCTAGTTGGTCACCCCACGGAATAAGTGCTGATGATAATCGAAAGAAACTAATTCCATTCAATCGATTCCATTCTAAAATTCTAACAATATCTTTTGCATTGAGTAATGCAAGTTCTGACACATAATCCATACCCCTTGCTTCAAAAGTACGTTTAACCATAGTACGATTTGTGGTAACCTGTTTACCCATTGACATATTAATACAAGCGTATCCTAATTTCATAGTTTATTTGTTTTATACTCAAATATACGAAATTAATTTGGAATAAACAAATATTTTAATAAGTTTTTGTATCGAAATCGGTTGGATATGAAGTATCCTTGTCGTTTTTAACATAAGTTAACCAATAGTTAACTGCATTTTGGTCATTTATCCATGCCTTTCTATCACCCCAATTGAAATTTGGTTTAGCGTAATAGGGTTTTTCATTTCTAGCGTATTGTGCTCTACGGGATGATTTTGGTGTAAATTCATCAATTAAACCATCACCAGTGTTATCATATCCATCAATGGTACCATCACCATCGATATCAATACCACGTCTATTAACATCCTTTATTAAAAAAGATAATTCATCTTCTTCCACATTTGTTGTAGCGGTACTAGTTTCTTTTTTTTTTACGTCCTCATTATATTGAGAGGCCGCTTTTAATAATTCTTCGTTTGGTTCTGAGGGATTTCCAATTTCATTAAAGAATACTTCTGCATCTTTTTCTGATAGAGTTATTGGTTCATCGTATAATCCCAACTCCTCATCGTTTTCCATCATTTCAACCAATGCTTCTTTTTGAGTTTCCTTTTCATCTGGCTCCTCACCATATAATTCTCTTTTCTGAATTACTTTCTTTACATCATCCTCACCCTTATCAATTTTTAATGCGGTGTTGAATGCAATTACTAATGTTACAGCTAATGGGTCAAATACAAATATAATAAGAAGTGCAAACCAGTTAACAATAGTTGACATCGGTTTACCTGTTATTTCAGCCATAAACTTTAAAGGTCCTACCTCACCAGCCACCTCTGAACTTTGTTGTACATCCAATGCTTTTAATTCTAACTTTGTAATTGAATCAGTCAATACTTCGATTTTTTCTTCAACTTTGATTCGTTGTTCTTTTGCTTCGTTTAATTGAGTAGTTAATACTCGTCTATTAGCAGATGATGATGATGATAAAATATTACCATTTCTATCCTTAGATGTTTGTACGTTATTAGACAATCCACCTGATAACGAGCCAATAGTTTGAGTTAATTGAGTTTTCTCTTCATTATAAGATTTCAATTGTTCTTCAAATCTATTCTTTTTAAGATTTACAATTTCAGTTTGTTTATCAACAACCCCCAATTGGTCTGCGGTTGTTTGATATGCGGATGTTAGGAACCCATATATACCAGCTGATGTAATAACGATAAGTACACATACTCCAATCAATAGATAGGTTCTGAGTACTTTGTTTATTTTGTCCCAATAATTATAAAGGAATCCAGCTGATATTAATTTTCCAAATTCTAAAGAACTAGCCATTAGGATTACGGCAGTAGATGCCCCAGCGAATAGCTTGGATAATCCAGTTACCGAAAAGAAAGCCGCGGCTGATGCTATCAGTAATGCGGAAACTCCTAATAAAATAGTTCTAAATTTCATTTATGATAATTCAACGATGTTACGAGCTTGCTCTAACAATCTTTCAATTTCTTTAGTTAAACGAATTGCATCAGATTGGTTTGATGGTCTTTTTCCTTCTAACATTTCTTGGATAGTTTTTGTTCTATTGTTAATTCCATCCATGTACGATAATGCCTTTTCTTTGTATTCAGGTTTCATATTGTTCTTTTTAATTGTATATATATAAATATCTAAAAAATAAAAAAGGGAGATTATTAATTCTCCCTTCTTAAAACGTAACATATTAAACCATTAAAGTTTAAGCTTAACTTTTTTGGTTTTTTCTTCTTTGGATTTACTTACAATCAATGTTAAGATTCCATCTTTAATAGATGCTTCAGTCAATTTACCATCATATGGTGATGCAACTGAGAACTCTAAATTAATATCTCTAACAAATCCAGCAGCATCTTTTTTCTTAGATGCTTTGATTAAGATTTCATCGTTATCAATTGTAATATCGATATCAGATGGGTTGTGTCCTACAACATTAACCGTTATTTTTTTACCACCATCTTCCATCTCATCAATATAATATTGTGAGAATATTGGTGAAAAAGATAAACTTGGAGTTGTATTCCACATTGGTTTTTGGTTTTTTGCTATGGATTCCAATAATCCATCAAGTGTGTTAAAAGTAAACATAATTTTTTATTTTTTTGGTTAATATTAATTAAGATATTACCAATATCGTACCAATTCTATTATTATGAAATTTTGTCAGTTTATTTTAATAAATTCGGAAATAGTGTCAGTTAAAACATTGCTGATACATTATCCATCATACCAGTTGCGTTTCGGTATTCGGTATTTTCCAATCTACAACTCATATGGTCTGCCCAATGAATTAAATATGGTAACTCAGTTTTTAATTGGAAGTTTTCATCATATGACATGAAGTACTTTTTAGTTGCTTCATTGTATAATCCATCAGCCATCATAATACCTAATTGTTCTTTTTGAGTATATTTTATACCATATTGATTTAGTAACCAAAGTGCTCTATCAGTTACATCAAAGTATTGTAACTTTGGATTGATATGAAAATACTCTTTCTTATTCTTTTGATGCCACTCCGATGTTTGCGGTAGATAGTATGGTTCTGCTCCATCTCCCAATTTACCCAAATCATGGTGGAATGCTGCGAATAACAATTCCTCATCAGTAAAGTTGATATAACCTCCACTTGTTTCAAACATCTTCTTTAATTTATAAGCGTTAGTTGCTACATTCATTACGTGGTCTATATAACCACCAACATATGCTGAGTGGAAGTTTAGTTTAGCCGATGCGGGTGCAATTGTTAACTCTATACCTAATTCATTTTCAGAATACATATGTAGTAATTTTTCCAATCGTTCACCACTAAATACTTTTTTTAGTGCAGCAATAAATCTTTCGTAGTTTTGTTGAAGTTGTTCTTCTGTGTAGTTCCTAATCATTTTCTATGTATTTATGTGTTAGTGATTTATATAATATTTCTAATTCTTCTTCAGATGAACAAAATCCAAGTCCATCCATATCCAACATTTCTATGAAATATTGTCCGGGTTTTAGTCCCATATTTTTTAGTTCTTCCAAATCGCTTGATACGTTTGATACAAACATTGGTGCATATCTATCAATTCTATTTTTTGGAATTGGTAATGTAAAGAAGTATGGCTCATCTTCATCCTCTTCATCCTCATCATTATCTTTCTTATATTGAGGTTCATCAAACATTTCTACATCTTCAACACTATGCTTAACCCAACCTTGTCTTTTAAAAGTTTCTTCGGTTATTGGTGTTAATTTTAATTTTGGCTTTCTCATTGTAATATAATTCGGATTGTTTTTTCTAAATTTCTAAACTTACATTTAACTATCATAGTATCTCCTATCATATTATCAATAGGTGCAATAACAGTATTAATCTCACCAGCGGTACCACTATAAGATGATGAATTTATTGTTGGTACAATTGCTCCAGCAAAACCAGTAACATATGTTGTATCAACATTTACCCATTGACCATTTGTATTTATAATTCTACGAATCATAACATATGCTGTATCATTTAGAGTCCAACTATGTGATGATTCCCAATTAACTAATTCAGGCGGATATGGTTCTTTTCCATTTTTTAATAACTTGCCAGTCAATCGATGTATAGTCTGAATTGAATTGGCTGTTGAGTTTAATTGTAGTTTATATAAACCTTCATTTGTGGTATCTAATCTACCATCAACACTTAGTGTGTAATTATGAGGTACTTGAATTTCTTCTTTTTCACAAGAAATTAATCCAATTACGGATATTAAAATTAATAGGGTTTTTTTCATTTTTAAGGTTTTAAAATTATTATAACAATCGTTTAAGAATACTTTCCCAAGTTGGGTACTCATTATATTTTAACTCTTCATAAGACCAACCAAATCGTAACAACTCTCCACCAAACTCACCAGCACCATTCTTAATACGGTCATCAATAAGATAATCACCCATCAACAAGTCTTTTCGGTGTGTAACAAACATCTTTTTGTGGAATAGATTTCCGAAGTGTTTCTCTATCCAAAAACGTTTATCAGTTGCTGCGTCGGGGTTTCCCCAAGGAGCGGCGGTAGCGATAAACAATTCATATTTTCCACTTTCAGCCAATTTCTTTACTGCTTCAATAGCTCCTTCCATTGGTGGTGGGGTTCTGAATATTCCTGCAATATGGTCAGGGTTATGTTTGTATCGTTCTTTTAAGTGTGGGTGGGCTTCGAACCAATCGTTAAATTCTTTCTCTAAATCCACTAAAACTCCATCCATATCGATGTAAACTATTTTTCTTTTCTCACTCATATCTCTCAGTCTTATATAGTAAATGTACGAATAATATTTGATATTTCCAAATATTTTGCCAATTATTTTAGTCTATAATGAAATTTATACCCACAATCCTCATCATAATCATCATCCTCAACCACTTTAATCGATTGCCCGATGATTTCTTGGAGTGTTTGAACACTAACCCGGTTCCAATACCCAAATCTAAGGTAGACATCGTTACCGCCACCCATTACCTGGTTAATCTCAAATTCACCCAATTGGGTTTCAATCTCTTTTAGTTTAATAATACTCAATCCGTTCATCATATTTTATCGTTTTAAAGGTTTATGTCTTAATCTTACTATACAAACATACGAATAATATTTGATATATACAAGCCTTTTTTCGTTTATTTTTCAACTTTTTCATAACGTGTTGATAATCAATAGCATAAAAAAATCCCCACAATTGAACTTAATCAAAGGTAGGGATTAAACCTCTAAGGTAGCGCCGTCAAGGAATACTTTTATTTTTTTGAACCAGTTGTTTCTGCAAATTCCATATATGCATCTAATAAGGAATCAACTACTGGGTGTCTATGGTTTTGAAGTAGAGTTAATGAATCCATATCCTTAATCTTCTTTGCAGCTGATAATAGAAACTTAAACCCACTCTCTCCTCTATATTTTAAATCTACTTGTTGTGAATCTCCACATACAACCATTTTACTTCTTAATCCCAAACGTGATGTAATCATCTCCATTTGGTCATTGGTACAATTCTGAGCCTCATCTACAATAATAAATGAATCTAAAAATGTTCTACCCCTCATAAATGCAAGTGGTACAATTTCAACTTGTCCACTTTCTATAATCTTATCTATTTTTTCTTTATTGTATAATTGATAAAAGTTTGCGTAAATTGGTTGCATCCAAGGTTCCATCTTTTGATGTAAATCACCCGGTAAGAATCCAATTTCTTCTTTACTTACCGTTGGTCTGGTTATAACAATTTGTTTTACACTCTTTTTGAATAACATATCTAATGCCACTTGACATGCCAATAAGGTTTTACCACTTCCCGCCTTACCACTTAATATGGTAATAGCGTTATTTAAAATTACTTCCTTACCTACTTTTTGTTCTGCATTTAATTGGAGTTGAAATTTAATAGGGCCCTTCGGTCTTTCTATAATATTCTCTCTAATTTCCTCAGTTAATTTTCTGTGTTTTGCCGATTGATTCTCTGCCATAAATAATTGTTAGGTTAAATTCATTTGCTTACGCTTCGGTTTGGCTGGTGTGATATTGGTTAAACGAATTCCTTTTTGAACGGAAACTATTTTAGCACAAATTTCATACTTTTCCATTCTTTCGCATAATGCTAATAATTGTTGTAACGCTTTCACATAATCTTCCCTTTGAATTACGGATACGATTTCCGAATTCTGAAATTCAATTAGTACGATTGATTGTGATTTTGATGATAAGGCTAGTCGAAGATTTTCTAGCACATTTAATAATAGTTCATCACCATAATTGTATAAGTACTGGTTTAGTACTTTGTTTTTTATGGATAGGTATTTTCTCCATTCTACACTTGGTAAAGCTTTTTGTTTTCTCAAAGTTCCAATATGTTAGTGTTACTTATTATAAGTATTCTATAACATTTTATTTAATGTTATTATGATGATATTGGTGAGTTATTATTTGATGTTTGCCCCGTACCCTCTGTAAGTACACTTTGGGGTTTATCCCATTGTTGTGTATTAATATTCCATTTCCAATCAATATTTTTATCATCGGTTGCGATTTCATTTTGAAAATCACCAGGTCTACCAAATGGTGGAAATGTAGTTGGGTTATTTAAATTGTTTGGTAATTCACCAGGCAATGGTACTGCACTGTCATATATTTCACCACCAGTATTATATTTCCATCTACCCAATTTCTTACCACGAATTAATCTATCTTCATATTTTGCTTCAGGTTTTTGTACTACCCAATCAACATATCTAACAATATCATCAATATTATAAGTTGGATTCGAACGTGCTTTTCTATAATCACTAACGCTTGGGTCTATACCAAGATTAAAATTAGAGTTTGCAAATAAATTCTTTAATACAAGAACACCATTATCGGCAGTTTGATTTAGTTCACTAAAGTGTAATGCCTCTACTTTTTTCTTTATACCATCTAATGTTACTACAACAATAGCAGGTACCTTTGCAGCGGCTGGAACATAGTATGGATTATTTTGTGAATATGTATAAACCAATTCATCATAAAATGGTTTAGATGTATATAATATTGGATTTGCATCATTTACAGTTTCCTTTATAGATAGGAAAAACTTAAAAGAAGTACCATCTACAATCTTTATGTTGCTAATATCTATTTTTGGAAAATCTACAAAGTTTTGTTTATATTCACCACTTATACGAATAAACCCACTATTGTTGAATTTAGATACAGTACTTTGTTTAGGTGTACCCTCCTCATCTTTAACAAGTCTTATACCAACAAGTTGTTCTTTACTAATATCATTAGATTCGATAGTAGCACCATCCAATGTAATACGGCTTACTTTCGTTACCTCATCGGTTGAAGTTGCCTTTATGGTTTTGTTTGGTAGCTGACTTAGTGATTCTATCTTCATACATATAAATATGATTAATCATAATATTCTACAATAACACCAGCTTCTTTAAACATTTGAATTGAACGTTCCGCCGACTGCTTCCATATCTCAGGCCAAGGTTTTGTAGATGTTCTGAATACTACCTTTATTATTCCAGCTGAAATTATACCTCTAGCACAATCAGCACAACTAATATCACACGTCATATACATTGTTGTACCTAAAGTAGATACACCAATTCTAGCAGCATTATAAATAGCGTTTCTTTCCGCATGTTCGAACCAAAAGTATTTCTCAGGTCTTTCTTGCCTCTCATCAATATCATCGTTTATACCCCTTGGAAATGAGTTATAGCCGGTAGAAACAATTGAATTGTCTTTACCGACTAACACTACACCAATCTGAGTTTTGATATCTTTTGATTTAAGTTTTACTTGCTCCGCAATGTTTATGAAATACTCATCCCAATTCATATAAATTCAATTTCGTTAGTTTCTGAATTCCAATCAAATGTGATTGGATTATTAACTTGCTCATATGCTTCATTTAAAACTGAAGCATTAAAGAAGTGAGTACCATTGTGAAATTTGTAACCATATCCACCATGTATATGTCCGAATACATGAATCTTTGGTGGTTGTTCATCTAACTTTTCTCTAAGTAAAGCACATCCTAAATGTGGTTGACTATATGGTGGTCCACTTACATCTAAGTGGTCTTGTGGAGGTCCGTGAGTAATAAGAATATCGGTATCTTTGGGGATTGCTTCCCATTTAGCTTCCAACTCACTACCACCTTTAGGTAAGTTAAATGCCCAATCGTAAAATTCAGGTTGCCAAGGGCTACCATAGATTTTAACCATTTGTTCAATATCACTAACTTTAATCCAATCATCCTGTAAGTAATCAATCCATTTATATGAATTAAGGATTTCCATTACCTTTTCTGGATGGTCTTCAAACATTCTATCGTGATTACCCGCAATGAATACCTTATGATGATAATTATCAATACCATTAAACCATTCACAAAATGAATAGATATCATTTGCATGGTAACCACTATTCATTATATCACCTGCATGAATAAGTAAATCACCACCAGGTAATTGTTCTGTAAGTTTATAATGCTTTGTATGTGTATCTGATATTAATGTAATTTTCATAACTTATTTTATTTTGCCCATTTACCTCGTTGAACGATTTGAGCGATTATTCCATATACTGATAAATCTTCATAAGTGTCTTGAATTGATTCACCTACTTCATCAGGTTGACCTAATACAACTAATTGCTTTAAACGTTGTACCTTATCATTTATTCTGAACCATAATCCAGTTAATGATAGTTTAACATCATCTTTGGATTCTAATGGAGTTCCTACTGAAATATTACCCGGTCCATAATTCCTTTGTTTTTTACAAAAGGTAATATACATCTCATCTAATATTGTTTTAAACTCTTCACAAGTTTGAGGGTAAGTTCTTTCACAAAACTCAACTGCTGTTTCTATTTTTTGCTCGTTATTCATATAGTGTGTATTATTGTTTAAGAACAAATATACGAATAAAAATCCACATTTCCAAACAAAATAAACTTTATTTTCTAAAATGAAAAATAGTTGAAATTTTCTTTACGTTTTGTCAAAGTTGTATATATGTATATAAGAAATAACAATACTCTAAGGTGAAGCTAATGAGTCTAAACGCTTCGAAACTTCAGGTACCCACTCCTGTTGGATAAGATAAAATTTCCTTTCTACACTTTCAAAAACGCACAGAGACACGGTGACACTGTTACCTGAGTTATTATAATATAGTTTAAAAAGAATAAATTAAAAAAAGACAGAGACAGAGACTTTAGACTACTTCGAAGTTAAATGAATCTATTTTTTTAACTACCCTATATACCCTAGCGGTTGGGTCATTATTATCCAATTCATCTCTTTTTGATTGAGCTTCTTCGATTGTATCAAACTCATCCAAAGTATCATCTGAATTTAATTTGTAAACCCAGATTTGCCTCTTAGCCCAATTTGGGTCACCTGCGTTAACATCGGTTGGTATTAGTTGTTTTTGTACTGCGTATTTTACTTCCATTATATTGATGAATTAATTTTGAATATAAATATCTTATATTATCATTTTTATATATTTCAGACAGGTTGACATAGAAAAATACCACTATAATTTATAATGGTAATTGTGTCTAATAAGTTTTTATGAATTTACTTTAGTTAAATTCCAATCGATTTTAATCTTAAAATCTCATCTTTAACTTTTTGATTAAATGGTGTCCAGTTAAAATTAGTTAACATCCACTCTCTATATGATATAGGAATTTCTCTAACTTCCTTTCCAGCAAATTTACCAAATGGCATAAATACTTTGTCACCACCTGCCGCTTTCTCTTGTGGGGTAGCTTCACCCTCTATATGTAATCCGATTTCACTTAATGGAATGCCTGTTAGTTGTTTCTTACCTTCACCATACATAACCCAATTATTTTCCTCTTCTTTAAAGTAGATATCTTCAACCTTTCCAAATTTAGGAACTGCCCCAACAAAATCAACAACCAATCCTTCAGATTTATTTGGGTGAATACGAGTCACCCTACCAACAAACTGATACCACCAACTTAATGATGCGGTAGGTCTGCCGGTTATAATACAATCTAACTCAGGGTAATCGAATCCTACTGAAAGAATGTTTACTTGAGTAATACATCGTAATCTACCTGCCTTAAAATCATTGATGATTTCATTTCTTTCAGCGCTTGGCATATCAGAATATACTGCCCTACAACTTGGTATACGGGTTGTTAATTCCTTTGCCTCATCTATTGATGGAACAGCTATAAGGATTGATTTACGTCCGTAAAGTTGTTCAACTTTTTTAACAATTTTATCACCAATATTTTGTGACTTGTATGCTCTTTTAATAGAAACATCCGAATATTCAGCACCAGTTGTATTATAAACTAAATCACCGGTATTAAAATCATATGATTGATATTCTAATCTACTCCAAAATCCCAACTCAACCATTTCTTGAATTTGGGCAACATAGATAATCTTTTTAAAGAAGTTACCTTTCTTAGAACGATTAGTTAACATTACCAATTTTGAAAATGGTTTAAAATCCTCACCTAAGTTTGTTTGAAGTTTAAGTGGTGTAGCAGTTAATCCTAATGTATGAACGATACCAGCACCATTTAGGAAGCGCCTAAGCATTCCATTTGGTTCTCTGGGGAATCTATCACACTCATCGATTATAACCTTTGTAATACCCATTTCTTTGAACTTACCAGCAACCTTTACAATGGAACCAATAGTAGCATAGGTTACATTACCAATTTCCTTTTCACCCATAGCGGCTGAATAGATTGATGCTTCTCCTCCCAATGCAATAAACTTATTATAGTTTTGCTCCAATAATTCTTTTGATGGTTGTATTACTAATAATCTCTCACCAACTTCCTTTGCGATAGATGCGATAACAATCGATTTACCAAATGCCGTTGGGGCAACGATAATCGAAGGTACGGGTTTCTTTTCAGAAAAGTATTCCACACCCCTTCTCACAGGTTCTATCTGATTCGGTCTTAACTGCATTTAAAATAAATAATATTAATTTTACACTATTACATAGTGTAAATACAAATATACGAAAAAAAATCCACATTTCCAAATTTTTAACAAAATTTATTTTTTTGTCAAAAACGTTTGGTTATATTAATAAATTGTTGTATCTTTGTATATTAAATTAATCACTCTATTAAAATAAGTTAATTATTAAATACGATTATATTTAAAGGGAACGGGTCTTACCCTATTAATTTTTATTATGAATAAATTATTAACAATCATAATTCCTTGTAAAAATGAGGAATTATATATAGGAAGGACTCTTCGTTCAATATCTAAACAAATTGGTATTGGGAATATCAAAATTATAATAGCAGATGCTAATTCAACTGATAATACAATATCAGTAATAGAAGCATCTAAAATATTATATGGATTAAATATAAAAATTATTGAAGGTGGTTCGGTTTCGGTTGCTAGAAATAAAGGAGCTAGACAAGCAGAAACTCCTTTTATTTTATTCTTAGATGCTGATACTGAATTATTAAGTAATGATATTATATATAAAGCTTTAACATCCATTAAAGATGATGGATATTATTTAGCTACTGGAAAAGTAAAAAGTACATCCTCAACCTTACTATCAAAATTAGCATTTAAATTATTTGTATTTGTTCAAAAGTATTTATTATTCGAAACATTTTGTACGGGTCAATTCTTTATGATTAGTAGAGTTAGATTTCTAGCTATGAGAGGATTCGATGAGGAGGTAACCCACTCAGAGGACTATCTATTGAGCAAGAGGATAGCCAGGAATCGATTTAAAATTGTAAATGGATATATCGGTCAGGATGATAGAAGATTTAAAAAAATGGGTTATTTTGTATTCTTTTGGTTTTTGGTTAAGAACTACATCAACAAAAACAATAGGGAGTGGTTTATTAATGATGTAGGTTATTGGAAATAATGAAAGTAGAAGCAATGTTTATATCAGATGTCCACTTAGGTTCTAAGGGATGTAACGCTGATAAATTATTAGAAGTTCTTAAAAAATATAAACCAGCTAAATTATTTTTAGTTGGTGATATCATTGATGGTTGGTTATTAAAAAAACGAAACTATTGGACTCAAGACTTTACAAATATAATAAGAAAAATTCTTTCTTATTCTAAGAATGGAACTGAAGTAATTTATATTACGGGTAATCACGATGAATTCCTACGTTCATATTCATCAACTGAATTGGGTAATATAAAAATTATAGATGAGGTTGAGTGGAACGGATATCTAATAACACATGGTGATTTATATGATGGGGTTGTACAACTTAAATGGTTGGGTATATTAGGTAGTTGGGGATATGAAGTTGCAATTACCATAGATAGATTCTTAAAGAAACGATTGGGTTATAAGAAATCATTTTCCAAAATGTTAAAGGATGGTGTTAAACAGGCAGTTAAATTTATTACCGATTTTGAAAATCAACTTGCATATCAATCACATCATAGAAATTTAAAAGGAGTTATTTGCGGGCATATTCATAAACCAGATGACAAAAAAATATCCATCAAAGGGATGGATATTCATTATTTAAATTGTGGTGATTGGATTGAAAATAATTCCTATATCATATATGATAAAGGTGAGTTTGTGTTATGTAAATCTCTTTAAATATTATCAATTATATAATCCAATGTAGCATCTTTACCTTTTAAATCCTTCCAATATTTGGAATTAATAAAGGTAGAATATAGGTTTTTCATATTAGTATCCGCTTCCATTTCCCAAGGTAATTTAACATATGATGCAATATCAGATTTCATTAACTTACCATAATCCTTTACATTGATATACTCCTTACCCTTCCATAGGATAGCACTATATTCTTTATTTGGTAAGAGTTCTTTTTTAACAACCTGCTTAACATGCGTTAGTTCATGTATCATTGATTGTATAACTCTCTTATATGATTGATTTGGATTAAAATGTAAATAAAATTTACCACTATTTACTGAGTTTGAATTTAATGATATATCACCAATCATTCCCGCCTTCTCCTTTTTCTTTACTATAATCTTAGCATTAAATCCATACTTATCCATCATAAATGAAACTACCGATTTTACCAGCAGCGCTTCATGTGGTTTCATCTTCAAAGATGAACCAAATAAATCTTCATTCATTATAGATTTTAATCGTATCATATACATAAATATTTGCTTTTTTTAAAATCAGTATATATATTATAGAAACCTTGTGGTTAAACCTTCAGTGTCCTTTGAGGCATTTGAGTTGGAGAAATACCAACGATTGAAGTTTTAAATACAAATAAAAAAATAAGGAAATATGAAACAATCAGTATGGACGAACAAGTCCAACCCTCAAGCGTTTGTTACGAAAGACAAACAAAGATTAAAACAATTCGAAGGTGAAGTATATCTCAAAGATGGAGATGAATACCAAATCGAATTATTCAACCCAACCCAAAATCACATTCTTGCAAAAATCAAAATCGATTCCGATTATATATCGGGTGGAGGTATTGTATTAAGACCCGGTGAGAGAACGTTTTTACAACGCTTCTTGGATACGAATAATAAATTTGTATTCAGAACATACGAAGTTGATAAAGAAGCAATTGAAGTTGGTGCTACGGCTAATAATGGATATGTAGAAGTAGAGTTCTATAATGAAATTAAAACGCAACCATTCAATAATGGAATATTATATGGTAATGGTACCACATATACATTCAATTCAACCGGAACTCCATTAGGAATGTGGAATGGAACAACTACAACCGGTGGAACATTAACCACAACCACATCAACTAATACGGCAACTTACTCAAATATTAACGCAAGTTATACATCAGGTGTTAGTTCTAGGAGATTAACCGATGGATTCCTATCGCACGTTAGTGGTATTGTAGAAGATAAATCACTTTCAGAAACAGGAATTACGGAAAAGGGTGGAAAATCATCACAAGAGTTTGAAACATCTGATAGAAATTTTCTATCTGTATCATTTCATAACGTAGCATGGAGATTATTACCATTCTCAACGAAACATCTTAGTACAAATGAATTAAATATATTGTATTGCGGTGGGTGTGGAGCTAAACGAAAGAAAGATTCTCACAAATTTTGTCCACATTGTGGAACACAATATTAATTAGTTATAACTAATCACAAGGTATTCAAAAAAAATCCACTCTATTAAGGGTGGATTTTTCTTTTAATGTTAATTATTATCGTTTAACTCTTCTAATTCTTCCAATTGTTTCTGCAATCGGCTAACACTACCCCATACAATTGAAGCATTCGGGTCTAATTTCTTTATCTCTTCCACCAACTCATTACATTTGCCGGTTTTGAAGAATCGTTCTTCGATACCACGTGACAATTCATTTAAATGAGATGGAGCAGATATACTGATTCGTAAATCATAATCACACCATTTGGTTTTATAATCCCATATTAACAATCCTTTAGTTAATTTCCTACTCAAATCATGTAAAAATCTATTACGAACTCTCACAATTGAATTATCGGAACCAAATAAGTGTAAGAATCGTAGAAACCATCTAGGACACCATTTAGGTTTAGCCTCATAATCCATAGCAAGAACCAATGGATATATGGCTTTAAACAAATAACCAGTTCCCTCATATGGAACCGAACCTAAGTAGTGGTACTTCTCATAGAAATCCTTTGGAAAGAATATAGCACGGATATCATCCCATTTTAAATCTCTAGTATGAATCATTCCTTTCTTTCTACCTTTCCAAAATAGTATGGTATATTTTAAATTCCGCAACATCTCTTTGAATGTTGGCTTTGTCGGTTCAATATAGAATTTACTATTTTTATTTACCTTACTCATAACTTTACTTTAATTGATTATATCTTTTATTATTTTTTTTACGTTCCCATTCCATTTCAACATCTACCCATTTTCCCAAAGGACAGGCATCCATCTCCGGTGAATAAACTTTTGCGGTTAGAAAACATCCACATTCTACACAATGTATATATGGTTGGGTTAATTTAGAATCACAACTATCACATATCTCTATTCGTTTAGCAGCTAATTCAGATTGGATATCATTAGGATTAAACATTATACCCCAAGCTTTGAATATCTCCACTATCTTATTCATAACTTAATTCATTATTTGTTTACAATCAAACGTTATTTTTTCATTTAATTTAGGTAATGTCTTACCTATAAATCGTACTTTCTTCTCCTCACCTGTTTTATCTAACTTAACATATAGATAAGCAGTATCAGTCCAAGAATAAGAAAGAGTAACAGTTACAACACCAGAACACTTTTCGGCAGCAGGTGTAAATCCATATATAGAGATTAGTATTAATATAACTAATAATTTTTTCATATTATTTCTTTTCTACAATTTCTATTCGGATACTACCACCCTCATTTAACCATGCGTTTACCTTATATGGGTTTGAATCTACATTTGATGCAGATTGGATATAACCGGAGAAGTGAGGTTTATCACCATTCTCTATTCCAATTTCATATTGGAGGTCATACGTCTTAGAAGGTTTACCATTCCAATTATCCAAACCCAACGTAACATTCATTTTATTAGTTCCATTGATTCGGAGGTGACCGGCTCCTTTGAGTTCTCCTAAAAAGGATTGGTATTCAGCATCAGTAGTAAATGATGGAGATGAACCATTTGTTTTTAATAACTTTCGATTTGCACGTAATTCTCTTACTTTGACAATAGAGTACTTTTTAACAGGTTTATTCATATCTTAAGGGTTTAAATTTTATATACTCAAATATACGAAATTTAATCCATATAAACAAGCTATTAGTGAATTATTTTTAATCCCCTATTCCCCTTAGAACCCCACCGAATCCCCGTCTATTTAAAAATTTTTATAAGGTGTCGTAAAAAGAGTTTGTTTGATTTCTATTGATAGTTAGCCACTTGGGTGTCTACCGAGCTATTGGGTTGTCATCTAGCCGCTCTATTATCGAACCCGTCTATTGGGTTGGGTTTCGATTGTTTTGGCAACCTTTACTCCCTTAGTAGGTTGAGGTTCCTCCGCTCCGGTTTTGTAATCACTCCACTTTAACCCAAAGAATAGGTTAGCCATTGTTCTACGGAACCAATTGGGCTTAGTAGTGAGAGCAAAAGAGATAAAGTAATCCTTATCCCCAATCTTCCATTCCCCTATCGGTTTGGGTGAAGGGGCTATACTCATTGTGTTCATTTCGTTTTTCATTTTCTTTATATATTTCGTTCATTATATTAAATACAACCTGGCAATCTTCATACTCCTCATCCTGAGTTAATTCAGAGAGTAGAGATTCCAAAGATGAATAAGGTATAAGTTCTACAATGGTTGATGGTTTGATAGTTCCCTTACGAAACGATTCTAACACCCATCCCAACGATTGTACCCGTATCCACCTTAGCTGTTTAATATCCAGCTCATCCATAGGGTAGAATTTATATATCATATAGATAAGTATTCCCTATACTGAGAAATGGAGTAACTATCAAACCACCTCCTTATATACCCTACTCAAATCGTTCAATCTGCTTCTATCCTCAGAGGTATAAAACAAATCACCCAATACCCTATTGATAAACTCCATCTCTAATTTATATCCAATAGCAGTGAAATCATTTACCTTATGTATAGGATGGGTTACTTCAATATGGAGTATCCTATATACCTTACGGAGGTATTCCTTCTGCTTATCGTTTATTGAGTACTTCATCTTAATCCTCAAATTCCGGAACTCCGGCCGCTTCTAACAATTCAACATCATTTGGTTCAATCCATTGAGCTAACGATTGTAGTTCTACCAACTCACCCAAACTTATACGTTCCTTACGAATCTCTCCCCTTAGATACTCTAATCTCTCCGTTGGGTTCGAACTATATAGTTTCCAACTTAGGGATTCATCCGTACTCAAATCACAAGCAATCTCTATGTTGTTTAGATTAGTCCATACCTCATCCGATGTACTACTCGGTTCCCTAAACACATCCGCTAATCCCTTACTCCATATAAATTCCCTTATCACTCTAAGGTCATCCGATATCATCTCTAATCTATGCTTCAATTCGTTTTCCATATAATACTCTTAAATGATTTAATAATTCTTTATCTACCTTATCGTATCCCTCTATTAGAAGTACTTTCTTTAATTGGTCTATAATAACATCACCACCAATCTCTCTACTTCCTATACGATAATCCCTTAGTGGTTCTATCCAAGCTAATAGGGTTTCGATTCCCTTTCGTTTATCTTCGGTTAATTTCATAATACTGTTTTCATTTGGGGTCATTGATTCAATCTCATTGGCAATCGCCAACTTCTCAATCTCATCCAATAGGGATTTATATGTAGCCGACCCACTAGCGGCTAGGTACTTACCCCAATCTCTATCTATTGATAGGAGCATTTCATCCAATTCATCCTTTGTTTCCATTTCTTTTATTCGTTTGGCTTGGTCTAACGCTAATTTAGCATTATCAATACTCATCTGCCTTAATTCATCTGAATCCATACTATACTCCTTTAATCCAGCTATGGTCTTTAAATACACCATCTACCTTATCATCAAATATGATTCCAATAGAGTGTCTTACATTACCCCACCCATAATCATGTCCAGATACGAATCCTCCTTTAGAGATTATAGTACGATAGTTATCAATATCAAACATCACACCCTGCACTGTATGTAATCCATCTATATACACTAAATCCCATTCCCGTTCCTTTAGTATAGAAAAAGAACGTTCTGATGTATCTCTAATAGATTTAATATTAGGTATGTCCAACGTATTCCTTAAGAACTCTGAATAGACATCATCAAAAGGTGCGAATGAACAAGCCATATCCGTAACATCATAGTTATCCATATAAGGGTCAACCGAAACAACTTCCTTAAAGTGTTTAGCGAATATCATTGTACTCTCCCCTATATACGAACCAATCTCAATCATCCTCATTTCCGATGTAGGTCTAATCTCATTAATCCAACGTATCATATCTTCGAGCCCTTCCACCTCATCGGGTGTTCTCATTGTATAGAATTTGTTACTCATCCTTACCTTCGTTTTTATAATGTTGGTATGTGAACCAAACGTTAGTCATTCCCCAAACCACCATTAGTGGTAGTACTACCCAATCACCTATCATTAGACATCCAATTTACCATTAGGATGAATCACAATATATGTGTATCCATGTACTGAATTAGTTTGAAACAAATCAGCGATATACTTTGCCTCTTCGTAGGTATCCCATTCTACTGCAATACCCTCTGAATCATTAACCAAATGATATTTCTTAATATTATCGGGTTTATCTAATGTCTTTAGTACTTTGTACTTTATTACCATTTCGTTTGTCATTTTTATTCTCCTTACGTTTTTTATCTCTTTTCATTGCCAATAGGAACCATACGGTTAAACCTGCTGCACAAACACCAGCGATATCATTCACTATATCTGATATATCCATTACTTATGTCTTTTTTCGTATTTAATCTTATTCAATTCAATATCGTTAAGAATCATATCCCTCTTTTTAGTTAGTTGATTAATCCTTACACTCCTTCCCCATTTACCAAGCCAATTAACAGGTACCATAGATTCCCACTTTTGTAATTCTTTGTTTACTTCTCTAAGTTCCTTTTTAAGTGCCATTGTTGATTGGATTTTATATTATACAAATATACGAAATAAATCCGACATATCCAAATATTAGACGTATTTATTTTATCTCATTTCAGATAACCATTTAGATGGTACCCCCCAAGGGGGTATCTAAGGGTGTCAATCTCCCTACCGGAAAAAAACCAGGCTCGATACGAGAACAGGTAAGAGCCCCTCGTAACACGTTGACAATCACCTAATTACAAGAAACCTCAGTCCCCCCGTCCTCATTCACAAGCCCTTACCCACGCCCACCTCAAGCGCAGCTTTAACTCCGCCGGTTAAAGCCCCCACACTCAGGCACTTATCCTCCCTCACCTCCAGCATCTCTTTAGCAGGGGTTTCGGTTAGCCTACCTCACTTAAACCTTTACTTTAGGGTAAAGTAAAGTTATAGCTTTACTTTTATGTATTAATAGTCAAGTTAAAGCTTTACTTTAGGTACTGCGCTCACTGCGTTCGCTTGAGCTGTATAGCTTGTATCTCTCTCCCCTATATACTATATGTTGTTATACTCCTATACTCCTATGTATTCTTTTTCTTCTCTATACTACTATACACTATATACCCCTTTATACTATCCGGTATATTACCATTAGGTATATTCTTAGCTATATTATTTTTATCAGATGTGTCCGGCTTCGAGTTCTCCAGGTAAGAATTTCAAACCCATAGGAATATTCCACCTGCCCCCTACGTTTTATATACGGAGGGATGGAATTTGTTACCCGGTAAGAAAAATGAACTGAACGGATTATTCCACCCTACCCTATTGCATACAAGCGCTTGGATGGATTTTCTTACCCTGGCAATAGGGCATAAGAAAAGGGGTATATCTCTATACCCCTATTTCTCCCTTAAATTAATTAACCCCTTAATTAATAATATATTTCTTTAATATAGCTTTGGGACCACTAGCTCCACATAGGCCATTTCGTATGCATCTATATATGGTGTAGAATCTTCTCCAAATCTTCTTTGAAGCTCTTTAGCCAATCTATCTACCTCATCACCCATTCCTATGGATTCGGATTTAATCCTATACTCATCTACTCTTTCGTATATGCTCTCCAAGTCCCAGCTGTTCAGCGATTCGTATCCACTCATTTGCGTTCTTTATTATTTTATGTTGTTGTTCTATCATGTGATTGAGGAATACCTCAACCGCTTGTTCTCTACTCCACTTCTTAGGATATACCAACCTATTACCCATTGGTATATACTCTTTTTTAATAAGCCCACTTCCTTTCGGTTCTTCCAATAGAAACCACTCACCATCTACCTCTTTGAGATAGAGTAGGTTTTGTTGTTCTCTATTATTAGCTACCTGCTCTCCCATATTCACTTTTATTCGAGCGGAGAGTTGGAGCCGCCCCAACACCTTCTACCTGGTAGGTAGATGTCTTACTCTCAAGACCTCCTCCGCAATTAATAGAACGATATCCGGCTTTAGTATCCCACTGCCTTATTGCAGTAGTATTCACACATTCGGTTTTATTAGATGTTGGCTTCAACCATTCTTTTGAGCGGAGAGATGAAACCGCCTCACCTCCTCCATATTGGTAATATGGCGACTTTCTCTTAAGTCTTTCTCCGCAAATATCTTAGTAACGTTAGAGTTCTGTCTCAATCACATCACTATGTAAAGATACGAAATTTAATCGATATATCCTAATTAAATCTCTTTTATTTTATAGAGAGGCCAGCCAATTGGCTCAAACTCTCTGAAAAATCTACACCGGCAATAACATTGCTTTCCTTTGGAACCCCATTAGTTTCCCACTCCCTATTAATGAAGTAATCTAACTTACGATGAGCTGAATCAACTCCTCTTAGGTCACCACTAGCTACAGCCTCATTTAGCTGTGCAGTCCAATATTTGATTTTAGGCCAATAGCCACTTTCATACTTACTCATATCTTTTATCTTTTAAGGGTTTAAATTAAGAACACATAGCGTTCCATACTAACCACGATGGAGTTCTCTTCACTCCGGCCGCTGGTTTAACATTGTTATACTCTGAGGGAACCTCAGCCGTAACAGCTACGTTACCACAATCACTTATCGATAACAACACACTATTGAGGGTAGAGGAATGGTTATCTGAGAATCTCTTCCCAATCATAGACCTCAACTCATCAATCTTACTACCAACCTGAGTAGTTGTAATACTATTCAACTGCTCATTCATTCTGTCAATCACACTTAAATTTATCATATCTCTTAGGGGTTTAATTAAGTTCAATTTCAACTTCCGAACCATCACTAGCGAATACACTCCTATCGTTGTAATCAGGTAGGGTTACGTTATAGAAACCTTCGTTGAAATCCGTAAGGGTTACATCCAACCATTCGGTTTCGATTTTATTAGTTTCACAATATACTTCAAACTGTACCGGGTTCATACCAGCGGTTTCTTTGATTAGTTGTTGTAATGTAATTTTCATTTTTAAGGGGTTTAAAGGTTTAATCACTCTCTCAATCTTATACTCTAATATACGAATAATAATTGAGACCTACAAGCCTTTTTTCAACTATTTTAATAAAAAAGGGATAGGACCGGCCTACTGCTGGTCCTATCACCTAATGTTATTAAGCGAACATTTCTTTCTTAATCTCACGAGCCTTCTTTAAAGAAGTAGTGAATTGAGATTGACCTGCTACTCTAACTCTATAAGCTACACGGCCTGTGGCGTATGTAATCTTTTGAACGTTAGATACTGGTGTTTCATACAAATTCTTAGCTACTGCTTTACGATTAGTAACCTTAGTTGATTTTGCTGATTTTGTTGATTTTGCCGGTGTGAACTTTACATCACTACCTAGGTTCTTGCTACCTTTGAAGGTAACGTTTGTAACTTTTGACTTATTAGCCATAATTGTTGTTTGGTTGACCTGTACGCCATAAGGTTTTTTGTTTTAATAATGTACCACTAAGATACTAAAAATTTTCCAATCTACCAAATTTATTTTAATAGAATAGGGATAGGGCCGCTCTCATCCCTTCCGTTGTCGATTTGTGAACCGATGATGGGATAGGGTTTAGGGTAGGTGAATCCTTATATTCCTTAAGGGCCGCTTTGATAGCTCCCTTACGGGTCTTAGCCCATACGGTATTCCAACCTCCACCTTCGAACGTAAACATATACTCTTTTAATTGTATAGTACTCATATTCAATTATTTAACGTAAATTAATGCTTTATCAATATTGGTTTGAGGAACTTTGTAACTCAATACCTTTTCAATGGCTTTCTCCAATGTAAGTACTCCCCACACATATTCACCAGCCATCATACTTTTCAACATACGAACACAATCACCTACTGAACCAAACATTGGTTTGTTGTTAGTATGAACATACTTAACACCAGCTTCGATATCCATTCCCTTCTCAGTCTTAACACCGGAGTTCTCATAGTAATCGTAAGTCTCATCCCATCCGTTATATTTTCCATATTCGAATTGGTTAGCGAAACGATTGATATCGTTGTAGGTTTCAACCTCAACCTCTGAACCATTTGGGTTCGATACATAAACATCTAAGGAGTTACCACCAGCGAATGATGATGATTTAACTGAACATACCACATTTGGGTATTTTGCTTT